TAGCCAATACTTTCGGATCGGTGATCCCTGACATATACAGCGCTGCCGCACTTGCCAAGGCTGCACGGCCGTAAGATTTAGCCGCTGCGATTAGTTGCTCTTTCATTGTCTAGCTCCATTACTGCCCTTAGGGTTTGTTTACTGTAAACCTAAACTCGAGATTAACGCTTTAGCCTTTGCAGCTGATATTTCTACCTCAAAATGCATATCGTCCGGCCTGCTCTTAAAGTCGCCGCCCCACTTGAGGCCGTACTTTTTAGCAAGCGCCCGGATCATCGGTACTTTTTCAGCTGGAAAAGTGTCGTATTTTCCTAGCGGGTGCTTTGTCGCATTTAGATCGATAGCCGTCCCGGATGAGTGACACGATAATTTTGTAGGGTTGCCTCTAACCATCCTGTAAGCATATGCCCAGTCGTCAAACGTACCCTCATCGATCGGCTCGATCAGTTCGTGAAACTCGGCAGCAAAGGCCGCCAAGAGAGGCCCAACACTCTCGGCGCACCTTAGCTTACGATCCGTACCCTTTACAGGGTAGGACTTTATCTTTATAGCTTCCGGATCCTTAGATGCCGGGTATCCGTTGTAACTAGTTTCCACTCGGAGCGCTCGGGATCGTAGCATCGTCGGCTTTGCCACCTTGAGCAGGTAAATCTCTTAACGCTTGGCGATAAACAGCCCACTTGACTTTGTCAGTTGGTGCATCTGTGTGCATTGTCCAGTCTGAAGCAGCAAGTGCAGCATTACGCCATAACTTTATCTGCTCCCACTTTTGCTCATTAGTTGCATCTGGAAACATTGGATTAAATTGAAAAGTCATTATGCCACCTCATAGTAAAAGTATCCTGCAAATCTGTCGCTCGTTCCCCACGTCCACGGTACCGTCGCATTTGGCTCTGCACCATAGAAAGCATAATTTTGGGCTGTGTCAGTTAATCTAAAATAGGCATTAGACCCAAGTAACTCAAAAGTGCCGCCTCTAGAAGTTACACCGGCATCAACATAAAAAGATGTACCAATGAGACCCCCTCGTTTTGATGATCCAACAGGCAAAGTAAAATACATATTGCCAGTTATTGAAGATGTTGAACCCATTGTGACATCAATATAAACAAAAACAAGATTACCAACTCGTTGGTATTCGCCAATAACTGTTGCGTTTCCCACTGTAAAGTTTGTAAAGCTTGGCGTAAATGAAGTAATTGCGCCTTCATATTTTAATCCTGTTGCAGCCGTTGAGTCCGCCACAAGGTAAAGATTGTTTGCGCCAACTGCTAGGCGAGCAGGTGTATCATTTGCAGTAGCTGCAATTAAATCACCCTTAGCATCGACGATACTATTTTGGATCGCGTTAGCATCATCCGTAGTAACCCAAGTAAAGTCCATATCTGTACCAGAGGTTTTACTAAGTACCTGTCCAGTAGTGCCGCCCTTTAGATCGACTAACGAAGCATCGATAGAGTCGCCTAGGGCTTCGATAGCCGTAGCTCCATCTTTTACTAAATCTGTCGATTGTGGTACGGGCCAAAGAAAATTCGGCGTGACGGTTGCCATTATGTTAAACCTCCAAATGCGTTTTCCCACTCAAGTGTAGCGTTTACACCTGTCCATATCAGGCTAGGCGGGCTTACTGTGTCCCATTGTGGCGCGACCAATGAGAAATCTGTAGGGCTCAGGGTGAGCGTTATGTCTACGAATTGAGGCGTAGCCCTGATAGCAAAGCCTTCTAAAAAGCCGTTAAAGGATCCGTTAAACATATTGATAGGTAAATCGCTAATAACGATAGGCTCACCAAAAAAGACATCGATGAGTTTGTCACGTTCAGCATCGGGTAACTCGTTGCTGTCTAATCTAAAAGTAAGTGACTGTAGCTGTTCTCTAGGGATGGCGCGTAGTCCTAGCTCGCGATCCATTACATCATTGACGTCTGACAAATTGTGTAGGTTCGAGCTAACGCTGCGCTGATAGCGGCCATAGGTAGCAATAGAGCTAGCATCTAGGGCTGTTGCTTGATTGGAGTAGTTATTTCCGTAGTTAAAGACCAGCGAGTTACGGATCTTGCCTATCTGTAAAATAGATTTAATACTGCTAGGGGTCGCATAGTTAGCCGAGAGAGTTGTATAGCCGTTAGCCGATAAGTAGGCCGTACGGTGATCTGCATCGGCATAACAGACCCGCCCCGCTTTGTTTTCGTAGATATTTCCGAGTGCGCTTTGAGCAATTTGAGCGCATAAGTTATAGCTGTTAAATGGATCAGCTGAGCGGTTAATCATTTCGTAAAGACCAGGTTGATCGATTTCACCTAGACCTACATTTTCTGCGTTAGCCCAAGTAGTCGTAGGGTCGTAATCAACCCACTCTAAAGCCGGTGCTACTTCGAACCATGAATTGATTAGTAGCTCGTTAAGGATGTCGAAGATCTGATTGCCATCCTCAGTTTTAGGCAGGGCATCCGGAAAGAGAGCTTTAGTTAATTTAGCCAAGGCTCCAACCGCCAATATATTGCCAATAGTGATAAATCCGGCTTCCTCAGGAGAACGTACTGAAATACCAAAATCTGATACCTCGCCGCCAAATACAGGTACATAGACTCCAGCGCTATTTTTAAGCTCTAAAGTCAAAGAGTCGGTTACATCGATGTCAAAGGCTGAGTTATTGGTATTGACAATTTCAAGGCGTGCGTATCCGGCGTTGCATTGGAGGTCGATGTCATCGCGACCAGTTGCCATATTTACGCTTAGTACATTGTCATAAACAGTCGTGCCGATAATTATTTTCCACTCAGGTACCCATGTCATGCTATGTAAACCCCACTACCTCGATTTACAGAGGTACCTCGATATGAGGATTGGTTAAGTACATCTTCAAGGCCTCGAGCGATAGCCTCAGGATCGCTGCCTAAACCTGCATTAATAGTTATGTTGTAAGAGTTAGCAGCTTGTCCAGCATAACGTGATCCGCTAATTGCACCTGATACACCTGCTCCACCTGATAAGCCTTGTAGAAGTGAGGATCTAGCGACATCTTCAACGTTTAAGGTTTTCAAAATAGCAGATCCGATAGAGCTTGCAGCAAGGGCAGCTGTATCCGCTTCGGTTTGTAGATCTAATAGCATAGAGAAAGCATCTGCTCGCGCTTGTATTGCTTCGGATGCTTCGATGAGAGCGGCTGTAGATGCGCCAAGTCCTACGCTCATAGGGATAGGCGCGATGTAATCACCGGCTGGGATACCCGAGCCAAGGCTTGCACTTGTAGGTATAGGAGCTTTAGCCGCTGCATTAGCTTGAGCAAGAAGTCTTAACATCTCGGCTATCTTGGCTAAAGCTGCATCAAGGTTAGTCAGATCAATAAGATCCTTAGGCTTAAGACTATCGAGGATAGATTTAATGTCATAGATCGTAGCCTTTTGCCCACTTAAAACACTCAGGATTTTTAGATCCTCATTAAGTTTTGCAGTAGCAGCTTCTATAGCTTTGATGTCACCGGCTGCAATTGCTTGCTCTAGCTCGTACATCGATTTTTTAACGTTAAGGCGTGCAACATCGTTTGCGATAGCGAGCATTTGAGCAGCGTTAGTAGTCTTACCTAACTGATCGGCTTGATTGATAAGGGCCGCGTTGTATTGGACAGCCTCAATATCAAAGACGTTTTCACCCTTGCCAAGCAACAGGTTAGCCTTATCGATGGCGTTCTGTAATTGCTTTTTCTTTAGAACATCGGCAGCTGACTTAGCCTGATCTTTAATAAACTTAGCTAGTTGCTTATTACGAGCGATAGCCTCTTGCTCTGCCTTTTTACGTGCCGCTTCGCGCTTTTTGTATCCACCATCGCCGGCAGTAGGAAACATCAAAGGGCCTGTGTTTAAGGGCTTGACGTTGCTGTTCTTTCTCATGGCATTACCGAGAGCACCTATAGCAAGTGCAGCAACGCTAATAGCTGTAAACCATGGAGCCCAAGCAAGACCAATAGCAATACCGGCTGCAACTAGAATTGGCTGAGCGATCTTGACTTCCTGTACAAGATATCCAAATCCTGTAATCGCATTAGTCAGCTTTGTAGATAAGTTCTCGATAGTTTGAGCTGCACCGCCAGCACCGTTAGGCCCTGCTAGTCCACCTAGAGCATCGACTAGGCCTCCACCGATACGCGCTCGAGCTTGATTAGTTACCTCTGAAAGGATCGCTAGCTTGCCGCTTAGGCTATTGGCCGCTTCATCGGCTGCACCTAGGGTATCTGTAGCTATTTTTTCTAAGATTTCATCAAAAGTCATGGCCGACAGTTCGGCTTTTGTCAGACCTAAACGGTATGTAGCAAGTCCTTTAGAATTACCCACATAGGCATTAGCTAAATCGGATGCGACAGCTGCTACATCGGCATTACGAGAGGCAGCTAGATCGAGAGCTACGTTCATGATTTCGGTCGATTTAGATACCGATCCGGTGGCTGAGAGTAGAGCTTGCATAGCCGGTACAGCTTGAGCTCCTGTTACGCCGTAGAGCTTGCCGATCTGATCTACATAATTTGAGACTGCCGGAGCATCAAAAGCTAACCCTAGATTTTTAACAGTATTAGTAAGAGCAATAGTCTCACGCTGGGCATCTGCAAATTCTTTAACGGCAGAGCGAACAGCCAAGCCAAGAGCAGCGCCTCCAAAAGCAACACCAAAAGATGAGCCAAGAGATTTAACAGTTTTATTAAGTTT